TGCTATGATAATTACAAATGGTTATACAAGCACTTCCTAGCATTAGGTGATGAATATACTTATCGTTATGGTAAAGAACATGGCAGTATTACAAAGCTAAAAAATGCTTTGTATTTTCATCCTGATAACATTGATGACAAAGGAAAAATGACACCAGTTGCCCAAGCCATGCCTGACCAATACAAAGACGATGATCCTATTGTTGCTTATCGCAACTACTGTATCAACGAGAAACACTATGCTAAGTGGGAACGAGGTAGAGATAAACCTGCATGGTGGACTACTAAAAATAATAACTTGACAAGAACTTAATAAAGCCTTATAATAATAGATGGATAATAATAAAGTAATAATAACAACAACACAGAGTTTGCGGTATCTTACCACATTCTTTCTTAGTTTTGATCATCAACAACTAGGTAAGCTCCGCGCTGTCCTGAACAGATTAGTTTTTCTTTTTGGTTTTTCTAATGATTCGCAAAAAACCAATACCTTTATTTTTATCCCACCTTTAAAAAAGACTTGACATCTATATCAAGATCTGGTATAATGTCGCTTAATCTATTATAACTTAAACAAATAAGAGAGAGGTAAATATATAATTATGGATAACAGTATTAAAACAGTAGAAGGAATTGCTTACTGGGCTAACATCACTGTGCCTAGCACTACCTTTGAACCAGTCTATCAAATAGAACTGGTCATTGATGATGCAGTAGCAGATGATTTAGAAGCAAGAGGTTTCCCTACTATTAACGGAACAGCTAAGAAAAAAGACGGAAGCCAAAAGACTTCCGATCATTACGAAGGCAGAGCCGTTATGGTTAAAAGAAAGGTAAGTCGTAAAGACGGCACACCCAATATCAAACCCAAACTATATGACTCTAACGGAGAGCAAGTTGACCTGACTGTAGGTAATGGCTCAAGAGTATTAGTCAAGTACAGAGAGTGGGCAGTTGATAACACCTATGGTAAGTTTCAAGGACTTGATCTAGTCAAAGTAAAGATCATTGACCTTGTTGAATATTCAGGCGGTGGTGGTGAAAGCGACTTTGACGATGATGAATTTTAATTTAAACTGGAGAACAATATGAATGAAGAAGTTCAAAAAGAAATGCCTTACATCACTATTGATGATGTTCAACTTTCGATTGAAGACTTACCAGCAGAAGGACAAGCCATCTTTGGCAGACTTCAAAGACTCAATCAAAAGAAAGCAAACATGACTCTTGACTTGGAAGAAATACAAGCAAGTATTAATTTCTTTTCGAGTCGAATCGTACAACTTGTCAATAACGAAGGTTCAGAAGAAGCTGAATTTGACATCGAAGAGACGGATGCATTTCCTCCTGAAGAGGATTAAGTTTGATTAGGACACGCGCTACTATAAAATCCTTGCCCTCTTTTAAATAAGAGTAGACAAGAGTCAAGGTTGTAGATGAAGGTGGGGATAAGAACTAAACCGAGTACCCATACTAATCATAGTCATCAGTCCTGAGAGTATGACTTAAAATCCTAGGGGTCAGGAGTTTAGTTTACTTACAAACTAGTGTTGACAGGCACTTAAAACCCCAAATGGTTATGTTGCTGTTGGAGGAGTTGGTAGTTATCTTCGGAACTAAAAAACTACCACAGATTTTAAAAACAAGAAGGAGCAAAACAAATGATGACAGATCATGAAGGATCAAATTGGGATGAATACAAACTGCCTTGTCCTGAGTGTGGTGGATCAGATCCAGTCGGTAAGAACAAAGACGGATCAGCGCACTGTTTTAGTTGCGACACACACTTCCACGATTATGACAAGGCATGTGAGTCTCAAGGATTAGAAAGAACAACAACACCTACTGTATCTAAAATAAAAGATCACAGAAATAAGTTAAGCGTTCCTTCCAACGGAACATTCACAGACTTAACAGATCGTAAAATATCTAAGGCAACAGCCATTAAGTATGGAGTTAAAGTTGTTGAAGCAACAGGCGATCACATCTATCCTTTTTATTCAGGCAATCAAATGGTTGCTACAAAGGTACGATACAAAAGCCATGACGGAGTATCTAAAAACTTTAGTTGGACTGGCTCTACTACAGAAGCAGGTCTATTCGGAGAGCAACTCTTTAGTGGTGGCGGTAAGTACGTCACTCTTGTTGAAGGTGAGTGTGATGCAATGGCAGGTTACGAAATGCTTGGATCAAAATGGGCAGTCGTATCTATCAAACGAGGTGCTTCAGGAGCAGTCAAAGATGTTAAAGAAAGCCTAGAGTTTTTAGAATCTTTTGATAACATCGTCATTTGTTTTGACAACGACAAAGCAGGGAAAGAAGCATCAAAGAAAGTTGCTAGGTTATTTACTCCAAGCAAAGCAAAGATCATGACCCTTCCTGAACAGTTCAATGATCCAAATGATATGTTGATTGCCAACAAAGCAAACTCATTCAGTCAAGCATGGTGGTCAGCTAAGACTTATACTCCTGCAGGTGTTATCAATGTATCAGAGTTTAAAGAGAAGTTCTTTACAAGAGAAAAGAAAGCGAGTGTTCCTTATCCTTATGAAGGACTTAACAAGAAACTATATGGCTTGAGACAAGGAGAACTTGTCACCTTTACAGGTGGTACAGGCTTGGGTAAGTCTTCAGTCACTCGTGAGTTAGAACACTGGCTCATTAAAAACACAGAAGATAATGTGGGTATCATTGCACTTGAGGAAGATCCTAACAGGACCATCAGTGGTATTCTATCTATCGAAGCCAATAAGAGACTATACATTGAACAAGAATTAGAACAGCTTTCTAAAGAAGAAATCAATAACTATTTTGATATACTTTACAACGGAAAGAATGAGAATCGTGTATGGGTACATGCACATTTCGGAACGAACTCTATCGAAGACATCTTCTCTAAACTAAGATACATGATTGTTGGCTGTGGATGTAAATGGGTTGTGGTCGATCACTTACACATGTTAGTCAGCGCCATGTTTGAAGGAGACGAGAGACGAGCCATTGATTCTATTATGACCAAGCTTAGATCTATTTGCGAAGAGACAGGCGCAGGGCTTATCTTAGTGTCTCATCTTAGACGAGTAGACGGCAACAAAGGACATGAGAATGGAGTCCAAGTAAGTCTAAGTCATTTGAGAGGATCTCAATCCATAGCACAGCTATCTGATTGCGTCATAGCCTTAGAAAGAAATCAACAAGCAGAAGATGTTCAAGAATCCAATACGACACAGCTTCGAGTATTAAAGTCTAGATACACAGGTGATGTTGGTCTGGCTTGTCGGCTTCTTTACGACAGAGAGACAGGTCGTTTAAACGAGATTCCAACAGAAGATTATGAAGACGATGGCAAAGACATAGAGTTTGATGACTATGCTTAAGCTTTTATTTGACATTGAAACAGACGATTTGAAAGCCACAAAGATGTGGTGTATCGTAGCTCAAGACCTTGATTCTAACGAAATCTATCGGTTTGCTCCTCACCAAATAGAGTCGGGTCTTGAGTTATTGAAATCAGCAGACGTATTATTAGGGCATAACATTATAGGGTTTGACATTCCTGTTATTAAAAAACTAACAGGAGTTGATCTCTCAAACAAAAAAGTAATCGACACGCTTGTATTATCTAGGTTGTTCAATCCAGTACGAGAGGGTGGACATAGCCTTGAGATGTGGGGATACAAACTTAACTACAATAAGATTGAGTTTGAAGATTACTCACAATACTCTGAAGAGATGATGGAATACTGCGTTAGAGATGTTCAACTTAATACTCAAGTTTATCATAGACTTATTCAACAAGAGTCGGCAGGATTCTCAAAAGAAAGCGCACGTTTAGAACAAGGTTGTAGTTTAATACTAAAAGAACAAGAACAGTACGGCTTCGAGTTTAATCAATCAAAAGCCGAGAGTTTATTAGCCAGTCTTTACAAAAGAATGAATGAAGTCGAGGAAGAAGTACACGAAACTTTCAAGCCTAGATTAATAAAAGAAAAACTTACACCTATTATTTTAAAGAGTGGTAAGTTAAGTCTTATGGCATACAATGAAGCAACAGAAAAGAGGACAAAACCTAGCGATGAAGAAAAAGAAAAACTATTCAGTGGCGCTTCTTCTGTTATTCGTACATACGAGATCCCTTTTAATTTAGGATCAAGAAAGCAGATAGGAGAATACTTAAAAGATTTTGGTTGGAAGCCTAAGAAATTTACACCAACAGGTCAGCCCATTGTTGACGAGAAAGTTCTACATAAGATAACAGACATACCTGAAGCTCAACTCATTGCAGAGTATCTTCTTCTTCAAAAAAGAATTGCTCAAGTAGAATCTTGGATCAAGTTTGTTGAAGATGACGGAAGAGTACATGGGTTTGTGATACCTAATGGTACAATCACAGGTCGAATGACACATCGTAATCCCAACATGGCTCAAGTTCCTTCTGTCAAGAGTCCTTACGGAGAAGAATGTAGGTCTTGTTGGACAGTTAAAAAAGGAAATAAATTAGTAGGTATTGATGCTTCAGGGTTGGAGTTAAGGATGCTTGCTCACTATATGAAAGACGAGGAATTTACAAATGAAATTATCAACGGAGACATACACAGTCGTAATCAAAAAACTGCAGGACTTAAATCAAGAGATCAGGCAAAAACTTTCATCTATGCACTCTTATACGGAGCAGGAGATGCCAAGATTGGACAAGTGGTTGGAGGAAGCAAAGAAGATGGATCAAGACTTAAGGAACGTTTCTTTGCTAATCAACCTTCATTTAAACGACTTCGAGAGAGAGTTACGAAAGCAGCAGGAAAAGGTTATCTCAAAGGATTAGATGGAAGAAGGATCTTCATAAGAAATGCACACGCTTCTTTGAATAGTTTACTACAAGGCGGTGGAGCAATCGTAATGAAGAGAGCATTGATCATGTTAGATAAAGAAGCAACTAAAAACAATTTAGATTATAAGTTTGTTGCCAACATACATGACGAGTGGCAAGTTGAAGTTAGAGAAGACCACGCTAAAGATTTTGGTTCTCTTGCAGTCAAAGCAATTGAAGATGCAGGAGATTATTATAACATGAGGTGTCCATTAGATGCCGAATATAAAGTAGGAGATGATTGGAGTGAAACACACTAAAGAAAATTGTAATACATGTGGTGTAGAACTAACAGATGCTAATTGGTCTTTATCATGGAAAAACGTGAACAGAACACAATGTTCCAATTGCAGGAAAAAATACAATACAAAAAGTAATCCAAACAATAATCCAGACAGGATGTATGTTAATGGTAAGTACGTACCAAAAAAACATCCTTTATATAAAGCAGGAAGGTTCAAAACATTTGAAGGCGCGGCTTTCTCAGCTTTAAAAGGATATGAAAAAACTACAGAAGGTTATGTATATATAATAGCTAATCCTTCTTTTGATGGCTGGCTCAAGATTGGAATGGCTGTTGATGCAGAAGACAGATGTAATGGCTATCAAACAAGCAGTCCACACAGAGACTATCGTTTATTGTATGCAAGAAAATTTAAAGATAGAAGAAAAGCAGAAACAAAAACCATGAACAAACTTAAAAAGATTGTTAAAGAACACAACGGAGAATGGTTTAAGACAGATAGAAATACTGCTCAACAAATTATAGAGGAGCTTCCGATAACACTATGAAAAAATTAAATACATTAATAGAAGACATCTACAAAGAACTTGACGGTCTTAGCAATGGCAA